GATCAGTGCCCGGGTCGCCGCAGCATCGGCGGGGGCCCCTTTGATGGAGACGGTCGTGTCGGTGTTTGCCGCCTTTTTAGCTTCCTCCGCCCAGTTCTTGGATGCTTCCTCACTGGCTTTAGCATTGGTGGCAGAGGTAGCCGCTGCCGTCTTGCTCTTCTCTGCCTCCCCGGCCTTGGTGACGGCGGTGGAAGCGCTCCCCGCAGCGGCGGTGGCCTGCTGAGTGGCAGTGTTTGCCGCAGCGGTGGCCGTTTTGGTGGAAGCTGCCACGTCGTTCAGGGCCGCGGTGCGGGCCTGTGCGAGGTCCTGCAAGGCGGCGGTGTGCTCCGTCTCCGTGGCCTGCAGGGCCTGCTTGGCGGCGGTCTCACTGGTCTTGGCTGCCTTCTCGCTGGCGGCGGACTTGGTCTCGCTGCTCTTGGCTGCTTCCGCGCTGTCCTTGGCGGCAGCGGCACTGCTGGTAGCTTTCTCCTCCAGTGCGTTGATGCGCTCCTTGGCAGCGGCCAACAGCTCGTCGGTGGGGATGCCGGTCACACCGTCCCGCACGATGCCGCAGAGCGCCTCGTCCAGCCGGGTGTCAGTGATCTGGCCCGTGGTGATGCTGGTGGAGCCTGCCGGGCGGGTGATCTCGGCAAGGCAGAGGTCGTAGATCAGCTCGGTGCGGGAGATGGCGGGGGCCGTGGGTGTGCTGGATGCCGTGCCCTGCAGCACCTGCAGGCTGGCGGCTCTGGCACCGGCATCATAGCGCATGACGATGCGGTCGATGCGGGGGAGAGACGGGTCGGCCAGCGGCATGGTCAGGGTGTCGGCCTCCCGCTTGGTGATGGAGTAGCCGGTGAAGCGGCTGGGGTGCACCCAGCCGCGGCCCGCCCCCACGGTGATCTTCAGCCCGCCTGCGGCTGTCACCGGGAAATCCTCATCTCCGCTGAACGCGCCGCTGGTGAGGCCCGCAAGGTAGGCCGCCACGTCTGCGGCATCGAAGTCGTAGCCGTTGGCGGGGTATAAAACGATTTTGCTCATCAAAAGATCATCTCCTTACAACTTGCGCCAGACCGGCGTACCCAGCCGCACGGTGCGGGTGGTGCTGTCGCTCTGGCTTTGGGTGATGACATCGGCCACCCGGACGGTGGCCTTGTAGCCCAGCTCCGGGATGGTGCAGTAGGCCACATCCCCGGGGAAAAGCCCCTCGGCATCGATGGTCAGCTCGATGGAGCCGGTGCGGAGCTGTTCCAGCAACTTGTTGGTGCCTCGGGCCATGAGCCGCTCGAGGTAGGCTTGGCTTTTTGTTGTCTCGCCCTTTTTCTCGTCCGGCTGCACGTCCCGGGCATCGACGTAAAGCTCCCGCCGGTCGGCACCGGTGGCATCCGTCAGGCCCACGGTCACGGTGGCCCGGTTCTCGCCCTCGCCTGCGCCCTGCACCACAGCAATGTTGGCATAGTCGCCATCCCCAAAGGCCCACGCAGCCTGCTGTAGGTTGCCCCACTTTGTGCTGAACCTGTTGTTTGGGTCAGCGGTGGGCCGGTAGACCTCGAACAGTAGTTTTTTCTGGTCATTTTTACCACTGAGCCGCACCCGGAAGCCCAGGTCGCAGGCCGCGCCGATGGTCATCAGGTAGTCCATGATACTGCCGCCGGAGGTCTGTGCAGTGTAGGTGGTGTCGAAGCCCACAAGCGTGCCCAGCTCTAGCTTGGGCCACGGCTGCATTGCGCTGACCAGCCTGCACATGGCCTGTTCCGCGTTCTCGTTCTTCACGATGCTGGTGCAGGCCCGCTTGGTGAAGATCCATGTCCCCGGGAAGCCGGTGACCACTAAGTTGCTGTCGGTGTTCTCGTTGCTCCGGTGGCAGATGCGCATGGGCACATCGCTGTCACTGCGGCGCAGCCAGCGGCCCTCCCGGAGCAGGGACAGGTTCTCCTCGGTGGGTCTGACTTCCAGCGTGAACTCGCCCGCGGTGTTGTAGGGCTCGTCCCAGTAAAGGCTCACCCACACCTCAATACGGCCCAGCCTGGCGAGGGTCAGTTCATCCAAAACGTCCAGCGTCACGAGATCACCTCCGGCAGAATACCGCTCACCATGGGATAAAAGCGCACTGTCACCTGCAGGCTGGTCTCGCCGCTGTCGGCGGTGGCCTTGAGCAGGTTGTCCCCGGGGGCCAGCTCCAGCAGGTCGCTGTCCTCATCCAGCAAAGAAAAGATATTCTCTTCCGTGCCGTCCTCTGTCCGCTTGACCGCCAGCTTGTCGGTGGTGGTGCGGTAGATCTCGATGACCTGCCCCGGGGTCAGGGTGGTCAGGATGCGGATGCTCTGGCCCGTGATGATGTTCAGCACGCACGGGTTGCCCACAGCGCCGTCGCTCTTGAGGGTGGCCGTAAAGGGCACCGCCAGCGCCCCGGGGTTATAGGCATTCAGCCAGCCGATGGAGGTGCGCACGCCGAACCGATGGGGCTTGGAGTAATTGATGGGCAGCCTGAAGCTGGGCACAAAGCCGTTGATGCAGAAGCTCTGGGCGGTCAGGTCGTACCAGAAGGGCTTCGGGCAGAAGAGCATGAAATCCAGCACCGGGTAGGGGTGGATGCTCTTTGTGTAGGGGGTCTTGGAAAGCACAAAACGACAGAAGAATTTATCCTCAAAGTACATTGTGCCGCTGGTGAAATAGGGCAGCTTTTCCAGCAGCAGGGCGGCATCCGCGTCGCCGTGGGGGCTGTGGCAGTGGATGATGAGTTCACGGCTCACCCCGGCCACGCTCTGGCGCTCCACGCTCACGCCCACCTGGTTCACACCCTGAGCGGTCTGCACGTCCACGTCTACGCCATTGATGGGGTCGAGGGAGTAGGGCGTGCCGTAGTCCCACCCGATGTCGAGAGTGGCCCCGGCATCCGTGACCAGCTGCAAATGGTCTTTTCTGAATGGCATTGTGGAGCCCTCCTTTCATCGTTTCTGGGCCTTGGCCCGGTCGGCTTCCCAGCGTGCTTCCCGCTGGAGGTCTGCCGCCGTCTGGGCCTTGGAGTAGATATACTGGTTGACCGTGGTGTCACCCTCCCGGTGGTACTGGTTGGCGGCTGCGGCCACCTGTGCCGTGCCGGAAGCGGCCACAGACCGGCTGATGGCCATGTTGTCCGACAGCACCAGAGAATTGGCCTGCCGCACCATCTCGGCCAGCTTCGCGTTTGCGGCCAGCAGGGCCTCGGTGTTGGCCTCCACAGCGTCGGTCAGGTCTTTGTCCGGGGTGGGGGCCGTCGGCGTGGTGGAGCCGGGTTTTGTGCCTGTGGTGGTCTTAGCGATGTCATCCAAACTGCGCTCCACCTTTGTCTGGATGCCGTCCACATAGGTGGTCACGGTCTTGTAGGAGCGCTCCACGCCGTCCATCAGCTTGGTACCTGCCTCGGTGACGGTCTTGGTCACCCGCTGGGTGATCTTGCCGGTCTCATCCTGCAGCTTCTCGGTGAGCACTTTGGTGGTCACGGTGCTGCCGTCTGCTCTGGTGGTCTTGCTGGTGTCGGTCATGCTCTCGATGACCTTCTGGGAGCCGGAGGAAGAGGAACTGGAAGAAGGAGATTGCGGGAGCTGAGTTGCTTCTTCCGCTTCCTTTCTCTTGCGCTGATCTTCTGCTCGTTCCCTGGCAATCTTATCAGCCCAGTCATACAGCGGGTTACTGACATGATTCAGCCTTGCAAGCGGATTGAAGAAATTCCACGAATCGATAAGGACGTTAATTGCGGAAACCACGCCCTGAATCACAGTGCCAAGGACACGGATGATTCCTTCAAACACAACGGATATAAAATCGCCAACACCATACCAAAGATTTTTCAGAAAAGAGGCTATGCTCTTATTAGTGTTTGCGAATTTCAGCAGGGCACCCACCAGCATTCCGATGAGGGAGATGACAAAGAGGATGGGGTTTGCGTCCATGGCAGTATTCAAAGCAATCTGGCCCGTGGTGGCCGATGCCGCGGCGGGCACAAACTGCGCCACCAGACCCATGGCCAGCTGAGAGAGGTTCCCGAACACGCCGGAAAGGGCGCTGCCCAGCTGGTTGAGCGCCCCCAGAGCGATGGAGTTGATCTGCGCCTGCTGCTCCTTGGTGCAGGCCTGCCAGAAGTAGCTGGCCGCCCACAGGCCCAGGCTCTCGAGGTCGCCATCCTTGAGGGCCGTTGCCAGCGTCTCGATGGCCCCCAGCGCATCCGTCTGGATGTCAGACTGGATCTGCGCCCAGCCCTCGGTGAGCTTGGTGCGGAACTGCTCCGTGATAGTGGCCCCTACGGTGGCAAAATCCGGGCCGTAGTTGTTGAGGGTCTGGGCGATGTTCTGGATGGCTTCCTGTGCGGCAGGTGTACCGGTGTTGATGCCATTGACAAGGCCCTGCGTGACGTTCTCGCCGATCTCGGTGAACACCTTCGAGGGCGAGTGGATGCCCAGCACATTCTTGACGGTGCTCACCATGCCGTTGACTTTGCCCTTGACTGTGGACACCAGCGTGTCCCACATCCCGGTGATGCCGTTCAGCAGGCCGGTGACGATGTTCTCGCCGATGTGGCCCCACTCATCCATACTGCCGTCCCACACGCCGGTCAGTTTTGCGATGCAGGCGAGGGCGGCTTCGCCCAGGTTCTCAATGCTGCGGATGATACCGTCTACCAGAGTGGTCAGAAGGGCCGCACCGCAGTTCAGAAGGTCGGGCAGATGGGAGATCAGCGCGGCAGAGAACTTTGCAATCAATTCCGCTGCTGCTGCGATCAGCTGGGGCAGGTTGTCGGTGATGCCGATGATGAGCTGTTCCAGCAGCTGGATGCCTGCATCGAAGATCTCGTCCTGATGGTCAGCCAGATACTGCACCAGCTTGGTGATGACTTGAGTTGCTGCCGATGCCAACCCTGGAATCTTCTGAACAACACCTGCGGTCAGATTTTCCAGAATGCCGCTGGCTGCGTCCAGCATGGCCGCCGGGCCGCCCTCATTTAGAGCGCTCGTCAGGGTATTCAGGCAGTCGGTGCCCCAGTTGGCGGCTTCCTTCAGGCCCGGCTCCATGGCCTCGAACAGGTCAATACTCAGGTTCTCTGCCGTTGTCTGGAGGCTTTCCATGCTGTGCTGGAAGGTGTCAGTCATGGTCTGGTAGGCGGAGTCGGTAGCTCCGGCGCTGTCCACCATCTGGCCCAGCACGCCATTGAATTTATCCGCGCCGCCGGACACCAGGGAAAGGGCACCCGTGCCAGCTTCCACGCTGGACCACAGACCGGCAAAGGCGGTGCCATCATCGCCCACGCTGTCATACAGCACTTGCAGCACATCGCCCAGGCTCTTGCCGTCAGCACTCAGCTGGGCAAAGCTCTTGCCGGTCTGCTGCTGTAAAATCTTGCCGACGCTGGACCCGGTGTCGCCCAACTCGTTCAGCATGGATTTGGTGTAGGTGGTAGCCTCAGCGGTGGCAATGCCGTTTGCGGTCATCACGGCCAGACCGCTGGACAGGTTTTCCACGCTGACGTTGTAAGCTGCGGCCAGCGGAATGACTTTGCCCATGCTGGAAGAAAGCTCGTCCACGCTGGTTTTGCCCAGGTTCTGGGTGGTCAGCAGCACATCCGAAATGTGGGTCGCCTGGTCGGCGCTCAAGCCGTAGGCGTTCAGGGCAGTGGTCAGGATATCCACGGCGGAGGTCGTGGAGGTAAAACCGGCGGTTGCCAGTTTCGCTGCCTGGCCTGCAAATTCCACAGCGTTGGCCGTGTCCTGCCCGGCGCTGATGGCCTGGTAGGCAGCCTCGGCAATATCCGTGGCCGCAATGCCCATGGTGTTGGACATGTCCGTGATCTGACTGCCCAGCTTCTGGATCGAAAGCTTGCCAAGATCGGCGATGGTCCCGACTTTGGCAAGCGATGTCTCGTAGACGGAGCCGTTCCGGATCGCGCTCTGGGCAAGATTCGTCAGCTGGCTGCTAGCCGTCTTTACCAGGTCTGCGATCAGCGTTCCGGCGGCGACGGTCATGCTGCTGACACCCTGCGTGAAGCCGCTGGTGTCCAACTTGGTGTTGCCGGTAACGCTAAAATCAAATGCCACTGTGTCCACCTCTCAATCGGAGCGCGGGCACAGGGGCACAGGCTGCTATAACTTGATTTCTACCTCCCGCTTACATGCGGGGTTTTTGCATTTTACCCACAAACCGTGGGCGTAGGCCTCGGGAGCCGCCCACACGGGCAGCGCTCTGCCGCAGAAGGGGCAGGGCACCGGGGCGCGGGAATCAGCCGAAGCGGTCGAGGAAAGCGTCCTCGTGCTCTTGCAGGGTTTCGTTCCGCTTCACCCCCTTCAGCCCACCCGGCAGGGCAAAGCGCTCTTTCAGGGTCTCGTAGTAGTCCCGGTCGGCCCTGTCCATGCCGGAGGTGTCCTTCCCCCGGATCTCCACGATCTTGCCCAGCGGCGTTTCCGGCGGCAGGGCATGAAGCAGTGCTTTGAAGCGCCACCAGTGCACCTTGTCGGCGGTCAGGTCGATGCCGTAGGCCTGCTGAAAGGCCCCCACGATGTAGTCGGCATCGCACCGGTAGTCCAACACAGGCTCGTCCTGTGGGTCGCTGCTGCTGCCAGTCCCGGTGCGCTCCTCGTACTCGGGGCCACCGCCCTGGCAGAAACGCACCAGAGATTCAAAGGCTTCCGGATACTGCGCCACCGGAATCGGCTCCACAAAGAAGAGCGGGATGGCCGATGCAATCAGCCGGGCGCTGTCCTCGTTGGTTTTGACGCGGCGGGTGCGGATCAGCAGCCAGACCATGGGCCGGAAGTCAGGGTCGATAGCGCGGCCCTCCCACTCGGTGGGCAGGGTGTCCGTCAGCAGGTCATGCATTGTCCAGTGCCTCAAGCTCTGCCTTCAGCTGGGCACGGCGGGCGGCCTTTGCCGCTTCCTGTGCCCGAAAATCCACCATGGCGGGATGTGCCTTGACTGCGACCCGGCGCTGCTCACGGTTCATGGGGGCAGGGATGGCCTGTGCTGCCGAAACCTGTGCCCGCTCCTCGGCGGGGTGGATCAGCGCGCTGACACTGGCCTTTTCTGCGGCCATGGCCTCGGCAAAGGCCTTGCTGACCGTCAGGCAGGCGTTGAAGTTGCTGCCGTCCAGCCCAAGCTTCTCAGAAGCACCCTCGCCCAGAACATTATCCAGGTAGTCCATAAAGATGCGGCACTGGAAGCGCAGCCAGGCAGGGTAATTATTCTCGGGGGTGTAGCGGCTACCCTCCGTCCGAGCACGTTCCTGCTGCCGGGTCTGTGCGGCCAGCATCCGATCCACGTCATTGGCGTTCAGGGTGGAAAAATCAAATTCAATGCCGTTGATGATCATGGGGAATCCTCCTGTTACAAAAGGGCCCCCGTTCACCGGGAACGAGGGCTGTGTGGTGTTGTTATCAGACCTTGGCGGCCTTGGTGGGCAGCGTGTCGGCCTGAGTCGGGGTCAGGTAGTTGAACTCAGCCGGAACGCCAACACCCTTCACGTCGCAGGCAAAACCTGCGGAGTTGCTGGCGGAGCCGCTTGCATCGGCAGTGACAATAAAG